TGGAGACCAGACAAAACTTCGCCGATGCCTGGGGCATCAGCGTTGAAGAGCAATATCATATTGAACGTAGTATCAAAATTAGCGTCAACGCCGTTCCAACCGAAGTACAGCTTTGCGAGTATCATGAACTGATTCATACCGCAAACCCCAGTCAAGTGGGGGTTTAGTTGTACCGAATGCGGTTACACACATGTTTGATTTACTCGGCCATTGGTTCAACACTAATAAAACCCCCCAACGAAAGAAATTCTCATACGACACAACCTTTATCGTACTTCTCATCTTTCTAGTTATAGCAATTTACGGGGGATACAAAATCTACAAAACATGCAAACAATCAAAGCGGCTAAACCTGGAATTAAAATTGCTCCGCTCGTACGCCGGGGACCAAGAAATCCGCGCGGGCCTAAGACCCCCAACTTGTCCGTCCTACCAACACGCCGGAGCAATCCCCGTGTAAGACGTCGTGGAGCTCAGTTGCGTGAGATCGGAACTCTTTCTGGTCTCACTTTAAAAGAATTCCAGGCACTGACCATTCAAGCGGAGCACATGCCCCAGTCGGCAGCCGGTCTAGCTTGGTTAAGAGATGTTCTAAACCCATGTGGCGAAGACCCTCTACCCGAGCTTGCTGGCATACCTGACGGATCTGGCACAGATAGCACACTTCTTAAGCTCCGAGATGACTTATTGATTGTCCCACCACCGTTGGCAACTGACGATTGGGGCGCAATAGTCTTCAGCACTCCTTATTTGGTGTCACAACTCATCGTGCTCCGGTATGCTGGCAACACGCCACCCGCACAAGACGTTCTACGTCAAGTGCTCAATGGCATGACTACTAATGAATGGGATGTTACAGCTAGGTACCCTAGCTACTTCACTCCCACTACCATGCTACCACCAGCAACCGGTGTTCCCATACCAGTTACAGGCCCATCCTTTGATATTACTGTTCTCGTGCCAGCAGCGCTGCGCGACAACTTTAACTCCACTGGAGGGGCCCCAGGCTGGTCTTATTTCCGAAAATGGCGCACAGTGTCCAAAGGACACACGATTCATCTCAATGCGCCTGACTTATCTAATGAGGGCCGTGTAATTTCCGCAGCCTCAGCCACTGAGTCGTCCGTCAAGAACGTTACTGTTCTAGGCGGTTCGGCGGTGGCCGGGGCAGCCCAAGCTGTTGCTATGCGATACACCGTCTCTCCCCCTTATGCGGACAACATTTTAGCCCAGCAAGACACTAACGCACGCCAAGACGTCGTTAAGAAGGGCGAGTACATCCAACAACGTTTGTGGAATAAAGTGGTGGTTTGGAATGAAGCTGAAGACGTACGTGGCATCCTTCGTGCAAGCGATGCTGCCGTCGTCGGTTTTAATTCCGTACTGCCCGATGAAACTTACGTGAAGCGTGATGGTTTCGACATGAACCTTGGCTGGTTTGTGGAGAACATCCGAGGGCTCTCCCTAAATGCCGAAATTCACATTAAGCACAGGGTTAAGTTAGAGTTCAATGTCCCTGGGTCTTCCCCTTGGGCTCCATTTGCGACTCCAGCCATTCCCGAAGACGAGGGAGCTCTTAATTTGTACTACTGTTTGGCCGCCAAGCTTCCACACGCTTATGATTCAGCCTTCAATGACTGGGGCTTACTTTCCGGCATCATCTTGCGATGCATAGCGTCAATAGGCTCCCCAATACTGCGTAGAGCAGTGGGCGCAGGAGCCAGCCTCATACATTCCTTGGTAGATCAAGGCGTAGCCATTGTTGATCAAAACTTGGCTAAATATTCCACCATGACCGGACAAACAGGTTATGGAGACCGTGGATTTACGTAATTTACCAACAACTTCGGCAAGGCTTATCCCCATCCTACCGTCGTATTTGTGGTGTAAGGAGGGATTAGTCTTCACTTTAAACAGCTTTGCAAATGTTATCAATCAGTGAGCCGCTCCTTGGCAAGCCTGAACAGATGCGAATGCAAGACTTGATGGGTTCAAG